ATGCACCACCTAAAACAATGACACAAGAAATATATGAAGATGGTAAATTTATTAATCCTAATGAAAGACCTCCAACACCTGGAAATGTAGGTGCTGCTGCTAATGAACAAAAAGTAAAAGCTACACCTTCTGAAGAATTTCAAGGTGAAAAATTTGTAAAAAGTTATTTAGGTATTTTTGGAGAAGATGGTCCTTGGACTAATGTATTTAGAGTTACTAAATCTGCATCTAAAACTGCAAGAACTATGATTGCAGATATACTAGATACACCATTACTTAAATTAAAAAACACTAAAGAGTATGGTTTTAAAGCAACAAATCCATCTATTGAACTAGAATTAAGAATGAGAGAAGTAGGATCTATAGAAGCTATGAAAGATATTAAAGAGCAATACATGAAGTATATTGCTAGAGTACAAGGTGCGCATCCTAAAACTGAACTTGGATTAAATATGCACAACATTATGAATAGTCAAATGTCTTTAGCTGAGTTTAGTAGAGAAGTAACTAAAACAAGATTAAAAGGTATGCAGAATGATATTCCAGAAATAGCACAAGCTGCAAGAATTACACAAGATAAAGTGTATGGACCAATAGGTAAAGAAATGCAAGAACTTGGCATTCGTAAATTACCTATTGAAAGAGAATTAAATTTTTGGAAAGGTACTATGGAAACAATGAAAAAGAAGGGTGAAACTTCTAAATCATTTAAGTCTAAAGTAGATGGTACTACATCACAATATTCTGCTACAGAAATTAAAAATAAAATTGCTAAGTTAGAAGAACGCCTAAAAGCGTCAGATGGTTTAATAAAAGATTATGTTAATATAATTTATAATAAAACCAATATAGATAAAAACAAAGAATTGTTTAAGAATATAATTAGAGAAGATCTAATTAAAAGAGGAAAGTATATTAATGAAAAAAAATTAAATACTTTAGTAGATGATCTAGCAGGACATTTTCCATTTCAAAGATTTGAAAAAACAAAATATACTGATGATGTTAAAGATCTTATTTATGAAAGATATGCTTTTAACAGACCTAGATATGCTAGAGCTACAAGAGCTAGAGAGTTAAACCTTCTACCAGAAACACAAATAAAACTATTAGAAAATGATTTTATGGTTAGTGATATTTTTTCACTAATGAAAACATACTACAGACAAGTAACTCCAGATATTTTATTTACTAAAAAATACGGAGATCCAAATGGTCTAGGATATAAATACATAGATGAAGCTCAATCAATGACGTTTCCTGGATTATATCAAGTAGCTGAAGAATATAACATTAAGGCATTTAAGGCAAAAACTAGAGAAAAAAAAGCTAAAATTATGGCAGAGAGAAACAAAGTTCTAGAAGATCTAGAAGCTGGTATTGAGCTAGTTAGAGGTACATATGGACTACCTGCTGATCCTCATGCTTGGACATCTAGAGCTATGAGAACAATGAAACATTATAATGCTTTAACAATGCTTACAGGTTTTTTTGCAGCAGTAGCTGATGTACCAAGAACTATTATGACATCTGGTATTCAAAGAGGTTTTAAAACTCAGTTTGAAATGTGGGGAGATATGCTATCAAATAAAAATAGAGGTATCTTTAAAGCAGGTAAAAAAGAAGCTCAGTCTTTTGCAGAAGCAGTTGATATGGTTACTGGACAAAGAGCTATGTTATTTTCTGATATTGGAGATATGTTTGGTATGTCTTCTAAAGTAGAAGGTATGATGGGGAAAGCAGCCAACTTTAATTTTATGTATATTAATATGATGTCTAGATGGACAGAATTTATGAAAAGCGCAGCATCTGTTACTATTGGTTCTAGAATCTTAGAAGACTCTATTAAATGGAGTAAAGGTACTTTGTCAGATAAATTTAAAACTAAATTAGCAGCTTCTGGTATTGATGAAGAAACAGCAAGAAGAATTGCACAAATGCACGAATTACATGGGACTAAAACTACTTATAACTTTATGGCTAATACAGCAGAATGGACTGATGATTTAGCTAAACAAAGATTTGGTGCAGCATTAAATAAAGATATTAATATTACAATTGTAACGCCAGGCAAAGGAGATACACCTTTGTTTATGAACTATGAACTTGCTAGTACTATTGTACAGTTTAAAAAATTTGCAATGGCTTCTACACAAAGAATGTTAATGAGAGGTATGCAAGAAAGAGATATGGATTTTTTATTTGGTTCTATGTTGTTAATGGGATCTGGTATGTTAGTAGATGCAGTGTATAGTGAGTTTAGATTTAACAAAGATTATTCTAAAAAATCTTTAACTCAAAAACTATTAGCAGCATTTGATAGATCTGGATTAGGTGGAATATTTGTAGATGTTAATAGATCTATTGAAGCTCTTACAGATAATAGAATTGGTATAGCTCCATTAATGGGTGAAGGTAAACCTTATGGTTCTTCTATGAAATCTAAAGTAGGATTGCTTGGGCCAAGTGCATCACAAATTTATAATGTGTTTGATATTATGTATGATGTAGGTGGTAATTCATATAATCATTACACAGCACGTAATGTGCGTAGATTAATTCCATTTCAGAACGTATGGTACTTGGATTGGTTATTTGACGATATAGAAAAAGGGCTTCGATAATGAGTATAATAATTTCAGATGTAGAACCACGAGTTCAATATACAGCAACAGCTGGACAAACTAGCTTTACTGTAGGATTCGAGTTTTTTAATAATGCAGATTTAAAAGTATTTAATGGTACAACACTATTAACTTTTTCTGCATCACCAGCAGATGCAACAGAATATTCAGTATCTGGTGCAGGACAAACTGGTGGTGGTTCTATTATATTAGGCGCACCTGGTGCAACACTTAATGATATAATTACTATATCTAGAGATGTTGCTATTGAAAGAGTTACAGACTTTCCAACATCTGGTGCTTTTCAAATAGGATCATTAAATACTGAATTAGATAAAATTATTGCTATGTGTCAGCAATTGGAAAGAGATTTAAAATTCTCTCCAAGAGCTGCAACAACAACAGCAAATACATTTGATATTACTTTTCCAAACCTTGCTGCTAATAAAGTATTATCAGTTAACAGTGCAGGTAATGGATTAGAGTTTGCACAAGATATAACTGATATTGCAACAATTGCAGGAATAGCTAGTGATGTAACAACAGTTAGTGGAATAGCTGCTGATGTAACGGCAGTTGCAAATGATGCAACAGATATAGGTGTTGTGTCAACTAATATTGCTTCAGTCAATACGGTAGCAACAAATATAGCTGATGTAATAAAAGTTGCTGATGATTTAAACGAAGCTATATCAGAAGTAGAAACTGTAGCAGACGATTTAAATGAAGCTGTATCTGAGATTGATACAGTTGCTAGTAATATTACAGATGTTAATACAGTAGGTAATGCAACAAATATAAACAATATAACTATAGTTGCAGGTCAAATATCTCCAACTAATAATATTTCTACAGTTGCTGGAGCAAATGCAAATATTACAACAATTGCAACAGATCTTAATGGAACTGATACAATTGGAACAGTTGCTACTGATTTATCTGGATCAAATACAGTAGGAACAGTTGCAACAAATATTGCAGCTATTACTAATGTAAATACTAATTTATCTGTTATTTCAAATGTAAATACTAATTTATCAATAATATCAAATGTTAATACTAATTTGTCTGATGTTCAAACTGTGTCAACAGATTTATCTGGTAGTAACACAATAGGTACTGTAGCAACAGATTTATCTGGATCTAACAACATTGGTACTGTAGCTACTAATATTGCATCTGTTAATTCATTTGCAAATATATACAGAATTGGTAGTACTAATCCTACAACATCTTTAGATGAAGGTGATTTATTTTACAATTCAACTGATAATGTTTTAAAATACTATAATGGAAGTGCGTGGACAAATGTAGAATCTACTGATACTTCTAATTTAGCAACAAATGGATTTGCTATAGCCATGGCAATTGCATTATAATAAAGGAGATATATGGCACAAAACTTTAGAAGATACACAAGCAATGATGTAGGTACATCTGCTGAAACATTATTTACTGCTGACAGTTTCGATACTGTAGTAGGAATATCTGTTGCAAATGTTACAGCTTCTGCTGTAGTAGCATCTGTATATATTAATGATGGTACTAATGATATTTATTTAGTTAAAGACGCACCTATTCCAGCAGGTTCAGCATTACAAGTTCTTGATGGTGGTGCTAAATTTGTAGTTCAAAATAATGATGCTTTAAAAGTAATATCTGACACACCTTCATCTTTAGATGTTTGGGTATCAGCAGTAGATGCAATAAGTACATAGGAGATTAATGCCTTTTATTGGAAATCAACCAGCATTAAGTTACACAAGTTTTGCTAAGCAAGACTTCACTACAAGTGCGACTACATCTTACACACTTGATAATCCTGTAACTAAC